GGCCATAAAAGGATTTGCCGTAAACTGCAACCTCCACTTAAGCTTAAACCTAATGCCATAGCACCGAGTCGCAAAATTCCAAGGAAAAATCCCGGAAAGATACGATCGGGTTATGGCAATGGTAAAAGAGTAGTTCCTGTTTGAAGGTACAGTACCACGAGAAACCACTGCAGGACGTTCAAAATACTTAGTAACGTCCATAGATGTTTGGTCCTCCACAAAGGTGGGGTTCCGAACATAAAGAGAAGTTTGATCAGTGACACAACACTCCTCCATCACCTCAATCACGTTCTGTTTTTCATGGGAAGAACCAGGCCCAATATCTGTGATCATATCACAATCTTTCATGATTTCAGCAAGAGATTTCTTAAACACACATACTCTTATTTGTGCGTCGCATTGTCGCTGCCCTGGATGTCGGTGGCTAACCTGCGGACCCTGGGCGGTAAAACTTAAAAGTTCCCGCATATACGTGTCAACTTTCCTCTGAAACAAACCTTTAGGACGACAAAATTTGTATGGTTTATCTGAGTATATTTGGGAAGACACGCAGCAGTTTCGAGTCTTGCTGAGGACATTGTTGGCACTACAAATAATCGGGGACATAATCACAAGCATCATTGTAATAAGCCTTCCTTGCACTCGCGGGGTACTTAAGATCAAGACCCGTAACCTCCTTTAAACTAACCTCCAAATCACGGGCATACTTATCCCACTCTTCACGTGGATGCAAAGAAAGCTCTAAAAGGCTTTGTTCAACATTGTCCCTTAGAGCTTCGTCACTGGTCTCGGTTCCTTTATGCCACAACGGTGTGCCCAACACAGAACTAAGAGAAAGGGGCCCAACAATCCTCCCATCAATGTCAGACACCCGAAAAGTTCGCTTCAACATTGAGATCTGAAACATGTTCCTAGTGGGAGCCACAAAACCATCACTTTTGTCCTCTGTCGTGTAAACCATTCCGTACTTAACCATCGCTAATCCAATCGTGTTTTGATTGAACTTTTCTATGTACTCGTCAGCTATGTTCAACATGTTATCATCGCCATAAGTTTGTAGCACAACATACTTATTGAAC